TGTTCATACAAGGATTGGGCTACTTTCATGGTTAACGTAGGGTTCATACCGCTTATCTGTTGCAAATGAACCGTAGTTAAGGGTAGCGGTGCCGCATATACTTTTTGTACAGGCGGATGCAGTATAAGTTCATAGGTAGATTTTCGTGTCTCTAGGAAAGGTTCAATCTCTTCTGGAGTATGTAATTTGGCATGAACAAAGGGTATTTTTTTATTTGTAAAATACCCGGTTGTTTCATAGGATATCACATCTGGGGTAACACTATGGTCATACACCATGCGTAAACATGGTGTTTGACACCGTCCCGCCGATAATTTAGGGCCTATTTGTTTCCACAATAAAGGACTCACAGTAAACCCTACATGAAAGTCCATTAACTGTCTGGCTTGCTGGGCATGCACCCAATTCATATTCAACTGCCCAAGATTACCCATGGCGCGTTGAACAGCTTCTTTGGTAATTTCATGAAAACGTATACGCGGTGTCGTCAACGGCAATTTTAGCAATCTACATACATGATACGCAATACCTTCTCCTTCACGGTCATCATCCGTGGCAAGTATGAAGTCTTTATATCCTTTTACTTTTGATTTTAAAGCACGAGCCTGGGTGGTATAGGCGTAATGCGGTTTCATGGTGGGGTCTATTCCTTTTTTCACGTCGATTTCGCATATATGTCCACAGGTAGCAATACATGTATAACCAGAGCCGAGATAGGATTCTATCTTTTTACATTTAGAAGGTGATTCTACAATGACAATCATATACCTAGATAAGAAGATATCTTTATAGGTATTTCCAAATATCATAGTCGTTAAATTTAGGGCGGGTATATAAAGGATGTTTTAAAAGCAGGTAAGGATATACATTGGTTTCAAGCCGATGTAATAGTTTCGTTTCATGTGGAGGAAGGTCGCAAGATTTCATATCTTGAATATATTTTTGTAGAATCATGCTCATATGATAATTGTTGTATTTTAACTCTTGAATATCCTTATCCATAGGGTTAAAACTTTATATTAAGAGGTAGTTGTATCTTTAATTCTTCTTTCGGATATCTTAATATATTCGTGGTTGATATCAAATCCAATATATTGCCGATTTGCATGGATGCATGCAATGGCGGTTGTGCCACTTCCAATGAAGGGGTCCAGAACAATGGCATTCTCTTGTGTAAACAATCGTAAAAGATGTCCTATCAATTGTAGAGGTTTTACAGTTAGATGGGTATTGTAATCCTCTTTTTCAAGTTTGGTGGGTTTAGATATGAGAAACACTTTATCCATGGTTTCATCTATCGTATCCGTAGTAACAATGTTAGACGGGAAATAGCCCTCTCCAGTTTTGACCGACGTATTCATAAGTCCTGTTCCATACAGTTGAAAATTATCAATGTATCTACCTTCAATTGGCTTTACTGCAAAACAAATAGGTTCAATGGCAGGCTTCAATTGCGGAGTTTTCCAATTGTGACACGCTTCCTTTAAATCCTTTTTTTGTGTATCTGTTAATTTTTTGTCCTTATCAATGATATGATTTTGTGAAAAGGCTTTCACTTGTGATTGGGTATATATCCATCCAAGCATATCCCTTATTTCAAATCCTGCATCTTCTACCGCGGTGGCCATAGCGTGATATAGCCGTGGACTACTAAAGGATATAAAGGCACCGCCTGGTTTCAGGATTCTAAATACTTCACTTGATACTTTAGTGTAGAACTCCTTGAACTGGGCGGATTGTTTACGGTCAAACTTCATGCCTTTAGGCAGATTTCCAACAAGCACAGAAGAGCCCTTGCGATCTAGTGTTTCTTTGTTCCAAGTATCGCCAAGACCATGTAAAAAATATGGGGGGTCGGTACATACCATATCGATGGAATTGGCAGGGAGGCTTTTCATTCTTTCAATACATTCTCCATGAGATACGGTATTGAGTAATTCGTCCATATGATTGCCATATGAATGATTCTTTAAACGTTTATTATCGTTATATCAATCAGTAAAGAGAATAAATAATTGTTATTTTTTAACATATTTATTAAAATAACTTGTTAATACTCCTTGTATCAATGCGAATGTACACATTACTGCCACTATTTTTATAAAATCTTTTTTATTTGGTAGTTCAAGTTTTGTTGCGTTATTACTAAATCTACCAATGTTATAGTGAATCATATTCTCAAAAAGGTTGACGAATATATACACGAAAAAAGAGACAGCAATGATGTGGAAGCTTGTGCCTGAAAGAATATACATATAATACACAGTAGATTATTATACATCAACATGGCAGAATGTATCCAATTGAAGTTGTTTATATTCTTTCCATCCAATGATTTTTGCATCCTTAAATAGGGGCTTAGATTGCTCCGATACTTCATCCAAATGTTTCATTTCCTGTAGTTTACTGTCAATATAGATTTCTTTAAGTATTTTTCCAACTAAAAAACTGCCTTCGTGTTGGTCTACTTCTCCCTTTTCAATTTTGGAAAGTATATCCAACAATTGATACAGAATTGGCAAACTAATTTGGTCTTTGATGATTTTATTGTAAATGTCAAAAAAATGATAGAACAAAAAACTGCATTCTTTCATACACAATTCTTCAAACGCCGGTTTATTTTCTGCGAATAACCCTGCATGTTCTTGTTTCAAACGTAAAAGAGTTTCAATACTAGTATAAATGTCTTTACTTTGGCTCAGTTCACGTATTTGATTTGTTTGGTCATCTACCTTATGCGCCTCAATCATCTTTTTCAATTGATACGTGTCGTGGTCGGTAAGCACCATACCTTATACTCATATAAATCTTTTTATATTCTAATTATATGACAAATGGATACACCAGAACAACATTAATATTTTTGCCGTAAATTTCATTTTCATCAACTATATCTTGTGTAATTGTTAAGGCTTGTAATTATTTATGAAGTTCATTTTTAATAAATGTGAGTTCTTGATGATTCAAGTTATTTTTAACTCAAAAAATTGAACAGCTTCATTTAGTTCATATAAATGTGCAATGTAGCTTGGATACAATCATGAGCGTTCAACCCCATAAAGTTAAGTCTCTTGTTGAGTTATGCACATATGCTCTAGCAATACAATTGTTACTTGGCAAGAGAGAGCTGAAGAGTGCTACAAGTAACGCAAAAAAGGCGCTTGAACGTCGCGCTAATTACCCAACTAGGCGTGAGTACCTTGAAAATGAAATTACGGCAAAGAAAAAAGAACTTAAGGAACTAGAACAACAGTTGGTTGATCTAACTCAATCACACGACAAAGCTGCTTGTGAAATAGTTGACGCAGTTAAAGAACGCGATGAGCTATCTTTATCCGTCACGTTTTTAGAGGAAAACCCAGATGTGGTGGCTGCAGCTAAAGCAATCTGTAAGGATGCTGATGAACAGCACCAAAAGAATCTACGTACACGTCAAAATGCTACAGAAAACTTCAAGATTAAAGTCTGGGAATACAAAGAATTTCAAACAAAGAATTCTAAGAACCGAGAATATCCTAATAATCTCGCAGCTATTCGCAACAAGACCGAGGTTTCGGCTGACGATAAACTCCGATTAATTCAGCAGTTCGACTTAACAGTTGTTACCTTGGAATTAGAGGTTGAGAAACCACTAGCGTTTGATGACGGTGTTTGGCTTGAAAGTACAGAGTTATACTATAGAAATATTGTTGCAGCTCTTAAAGATTGCAAAAATAAAGCAGAAAACCACCTCAATGATTGTATTATACTCGTAAATAAAGGCGTTCCATTCTCAAAGTTTGGAAGTAGTTGAAATGATTATGTACTTTCAAGTTTCGCAGTAGAGGTCATCTACCTCCTCTATCATTTTTTAGCTGATATGTGTTGGTAACTATATTATAATATAAATCTTTTTATATTATAATTGTATGACACTTCCACCACAAAAACTAGTAGGAACCGGTAATCCTTATAAGGAAGTGCAAGCCCAACGGGTACAGCAGAACAACGTCAACAATTACAAGGGAGGTACATCCGCAACTGTAACTACTAAGGGTAATCCTGCCATGTCTAGTGCCGCTACAACTGCTTTAAATGCGGGCGTCATTGCAAGTAATAAACGTGGAGGAACGCGAAAACGGCGTAAACGCCGACGAACACGTAAAAATATATAGTGTATTATATGGATTTTGTGCAACCACCTTCTGTACAACCTACATCTTATTTTTTTGTTAAATGTATTATAATTGTATTGATTCTAGGGTTTTTTCTATATGAGTTCCGCCAACCACTACAAGATATATCTTCTTTTTTTACGTCTCTACGACAACTTCTACTACCATCAGCAACTCCTGCAAAAACAACTGAAACAACTCAAAAAATATCTAAAAAAATAGCTCAAAAACCCACATATAAACCAATACCTCAGCCGACGATTCCTGATACTCAATCCCCGAAACGATATTGTTATGTTGGAAATTGGAAGGGAGTACGTACGTGTTATAAATTAACCAATCAGGTGGGGTGTGCTTCCCAGCAATTGTATGATACAGAAGAACATTGTGAACATCCAGAATTAAGATAAAATAAAATCTTTTATAGGCTCATTGTTTTTTAATAATTTATAATTTGGATTTCCAACTTGATAATAAGTTCTAGCACTTTGATTAAACTCTATTAAGGATGTTTGTGTTGTAATACCTCCCGAAGTAATTGGAAATTTAATGCCTGTATTTGATTTATAATTTACATTTTGAATCAATTCAACTTCATTTTGAATAGGAATAAAAATAAGTTCACTATTTGTAAGCACTTTTGGTAATAGCACAACAAGCATAGCATTAAAATTGGCAAGCACAGTCGAGTCTAAAAAGGTTTTAATATAATCAATACTTTCGACATTCATCCCAATCAACATTCCAAATTTAATTGAATTTGCTCCTCCATAAATGTCCCAACTTTGAGGTTGAACAATTACAAATTCTGGATAAAATAGAGTAGACCCATTTTTATAGTATTGCTCTTTGGATACAATCGGTAATAACGTATTTCCCCAATAGGAAGCAGACCCATTAGGGAATAATTCTTTAATTTTATTCGTATAAGAACATCCTGTATTTTTAACAACAGTAATGAACTGTGCATTTTGTGACTGAAATTGGCGTAGTCCAAACTGACCTAAAAAGCCCATGTCATTAAATACATTCATATTTACATTTACTAAATTTAATACACTATAAACAATAGAATAATTTCTTACAAGAGACACGTCTTTATCTTGTTCATATTTCCAGTTTTTATTATTTTCATTATAAACATATCGCTTTTTATATTGAGATAAAGGAACATTTTTAAGAACATTTGGATTTGGAAAATTATACAAACTACGTATAATGGATATTTCTTGTTGTAATTGAGATAATGTAAAATTAGGTAATGTAGGATAGATTTGTAGTAAAATATCATAAATGTCCTGCGGAACATAATACACCACTCCTCGTATACGAATATGGGTCCTTGGTAGATTACGTGTAAGATTGGGATTAGTCATGGTAGTAAATGCTGCAATCTCATTACGTTTGAATTGTTCTGCTAGTATACCAGGTCCATTGTTGTCTTGTGTACGTTCTTGAACACGCTGTTTGAGTTTAGCTGAAATCAAACATGGACCCGGTTTACAACAGGACTCGCGTCCACTTGATTCAGACCGTGTCCATAACCGAGGAGGGTCACGACTGGTAGATGAAAATAAATCGTAAAAATGTAATGAATTGCACGCCTGTCTTGGTAAGGTCATATATAAACCATTTAAAAATAATTATTAAGGAAACTTAAGTATCATTGTAATATCTCCATCCTTTACGATTTCATTGCCGTTTGCATGAATACCCTCCAATAGATTTAGCAATTTACTTGGGTTACCTAATGGAAGCACAGGGGCAGAAATCATCCATACCAAAGCTTCATTATCAGTTCCATCTATTGTATTGGAAAATATATAGTTATAACAACTATATATTTGTTTAAGATACTCACACAAATTATGAATGCTTGATGAATAGTTTACACGAAGAATCGTACCCTTGTGGTTTAGTACTTTAATAGTAATATACCGTTCTATTTGTTCTGTCATGTAATACATACGTTCGGGAATCTTCATGCTTACGGATTCAAGCACAACTTCCCAGATACACAATACTTGACCGGATTTAGTTGGTTGCTGATTGTAGAACATACGAATGTAGCTCATTTTGCCAAGAACATTAAGTATAGAACGAAGACAATCTTCTGTCTGGCTTTCATCTGCATAAATAATAAGGTGGATGGGGTCCATAGAGTCTGTTGATAGTATAGTCAATAGAACTATTTCAATTTTTAAGGCATATAATCTGGAGGATTTGCCATATAGGGTTGTCCTCCTTCTCCTTGAAAATACCACCGCATGGATAAATAGGAAGGAAAAATACTCAAGGCGTTACCTGAGGTTTGTAATTTCAAGGAGGGTCCCTTATCTACCAAGGCTTGTATTTCTCCAGGTTGAAGTGCATGACTAAAATATTGCAAGGATGAAATATAGCCATTAAATCCTCCATTCATTGCCACGTACACGTCTCCATAATTTTGTTTTGGAACATCACCTAATACGTGGCGTTTTGCAATGGTTCCGTTCATGTAGACGTCTAGATTTTCTCCTTCTACACGCAATGCTACATGAAACCATTTATTCATAGGCAAATTAGGAATAATAACCCGTTCATTGATAGAAGAATAGGTATTCATAATGACAACAAGGTCATTGGTATTAGGTGCAATGTACAATCCAGGACCATTGTTGGGAAAATTGAGTCCAGCCTCAGTACCGTCAAACTGAATATTATCATTTCCTTTATAAAAAATAGTTTTGTATTTACCCATACCATATTGAAGATCGGCAATATACAACCATACGGACCAACTAAAAGTAATACCACCTGATTGGTCTTGAGAACGTTCAATTGGTATTGAACCGGGCATACTTGCGTTCGTTGAAATGATACGTTGTTCTTCGGCATTTATCATTCCTTTAATCAATACAGGATCAGTAGTTGATGATGCTGAAGTAAAATATTTACTACCCATACTAAATAAAACAACCATTACAATGATTACCAATAAAACAAATCCTATTTTTACCACAATATTATCTGTAAATTCACTCATGCTATAGGATGAGATTATATTATGTATCATGAATCATGAAAAAAACAACTGTATCTGTCATACATGTTTGGATTTTTCATGGTTATTGTTTTGTTTAGCATATTGACCACAAGGACCGCAGTGGATAAATCTATTTTACGATTTAGTTGGGCATCACTATGTTCAATTGTCCTAACGGTTTTGGTAATTCCTTCGCAAATATATTTTTTAGCATGTTTATGAACTTCATACAGTTGTAGATATGTTTATATAGTAACACTTGCTACTGTGTCACTTCCTTTCATGAAATTCAACTGGATTTTATATTTAGAGATAAAAGAAGCAAACATATTTCCTCCAGGACCTGACCGGTAGACATTCCATGCTTGTTGTGGGTTGAGTGCTGATGTCCAAAACTTGAAATTGGAAGTGCTTCCTGAAAACCCTCCTCTAGGATTTAAATAAATATTATCTTTTGGATTAATGGCTGGAACACCTGGCATGACACAAGTTCGTACTAATTTTCCATTGATATAAATGTCAAGAGACCGACCATTTACACAAATGATAAGATTGGTCCACTGCTGAAGAGGAACATTGTCTACCCCGCATTTAAAAGGGGTACTTCCAGCGGTATTTCCATTCGACATGGTAAGTATAGATACTTGAAGATTATTTTCTACTGCCCCTAAAGTTACTGCAGGACACCCTACAAATCCACGAGAAAAGAGTATTTTTTCACTACCAAACTTATAGGACCAATCTTGGATATTAAACCAAATACTATAAGAAAAGTTAGTAGACCCTTCTTCATACTCTGGCAAGATATCGTACTTAATGACACTTGCGGTTTTACCATCACTATAAGCATTTAATGTTTTTTGATTTGCAAAAATGTTAGAGATAACCGATACCAAAAATAAAAAGACAATGATGATAGATATAATAGTAAGGATACTCATTATAGTATTAGTTAATATAAAATTTTAATTTTTTCATGGCTCAATTTTCTTATCTTGGAAATATCGTAATTGTTTTTATATAGTAGTAAGCTAATTAGTAAACGACCATTTTCCTGTTTTATAGTAATGTATTAAATGAAACAATAATTTTATGGCAGCTAGGATGGCAATAATAGTATAGATACTTATCATAGTATAATTTAAGATAATTTTTTAATTTTGTCATAGCTCAATGCCTCAGTAAATACTCTTACATTGGATATATCGCCTATAATTCCATCGGTTGCTCCCATGGTTATGGTAGAGGTGGTCAAGTAAGGTATCACATTTTGTTTGGTTTGAACTAAGTTTCCATTATAAAAAATATCTACTACACCATGGTCATACCCAATATACATATGGAACCACATTTGTAACGGAACTTCCACATCACACATCACACGTACAGTGCCATCTTGTTGTTTCATAGTAATACGTAAAGTATTTAAAGAAGCATTATAAGCCACCCGTGGAATTTCTCCATAATTTAACACTGTAGTAAATACTGTGGAAGCAGCCGACCGGTCTGGTGGTTGAGGTTCAAGTCGTAATGCAAAAGATAGTCCATAAACATAACTAGACTGGGTGTTTATACTTCCAGTTAACGTAGATAAGGATAGAGTATCTTCTTGAATAGAAGTACCTTGATTGATTTCAATACGATATGTTTTATTTAACTTGAAAAGAATATATAACTCAACCAGTATTGCACCCCATACTATTGCGGAGGTTGTAGCCATATCATGTTTAATTCCTGTAAGAATCCATATCCAAAAGAGTTGAATACGTGTTTGGAGAGATGGGGGTATAAGTTTATATAGAAATAACAGTCCTGTGAATGCTATTCCACCAAGGAAAAGTCCTAGTAGAATATGCCACGTCCAAGGTTGCATAACAATGTGCCATACAAGCACTATGATTGTAAGTAATAATCCAATACCAAGACCTCCGCCAATACAATACATGCCAATTTGTTCTAATTGACTGAAAGGTATTCCTTTATAAAAAAAATAACTACCTGCAAATAAAAAACAAAGAAGACCCATCCATACGGTTTGTACAAGTGCCACATTGACAGAATCTAACGAAAAGGCACGATATACAAAGAAGGAGCCTGCCGTTATTATGAGGTCTAGTATACCTATGGCTATCGCATTTGTACTTAATAACCTATATAGATTGGGGGCAACCTGATAGAGCAGATAAAAAATCAAAGGAAATAATAAGAATACCCCGAATATACTTAAGATGACTTTACTTTGCAACAGTTTATCTGGAATGGCTTGAAACCATGAAAGAATGGACTGAATGAACGAGGTAGATACAATCCATGTATAGATATAGTTTCCAACATAGACTCCTCCTAATAGAACGGATAACATTCCATAATAAGATAATGTACTCCATACACGGGGTAAGATACCAATGGAATAAGATATCAACCCAGCTAATGCAATAAAACTGACTTGTAGAATAACTGCACCCGATTGAATATCGAAAAAACTAGTTTTCCCCAAATGTTGTTTATAAAGTATGGATACAAGGATAGAACCAAGTAAAATGGGAAGCATGACCCATACCCGATTTATCATCGTATAGACAACCATGGCAAGTATATATCCAGAGTTTACCCAATCTGTCCACATATATTAGAGGAATGAAAAAGAATTATTTATCTACGGTATATACAATCTTATTTGTTTTTAAACAAAAGAGTAAAAACTGAATATCCTTTTCAGGTAATTCTCCTAGTATTATCATTTGCATTTGCGAATGAGTTGACACTTGTTCATTTGTCCACGTATTTACCTCTGTAAATTCACCTCGACATTCAAAGGTATGGTGCGGAACTGTAATTTCCATACGTACTGTAAATCCATTCATAATCACCATCGGGCGTCGTTTTCTATAATGCAATCCAATCAACAGAAGTAACATAAACTTAGTAAAATCACGCGATATCATAGGCACATTCACATACAAGGGTCCTAAAGAGGGGTCATTCAAATCAGTACTTCCATAATAGGCTTCTAAGTCATAAAACATCCCTACAAATTTGGGCAATTGATGTGTCACGCACGACGTAAATAATTCACTAAACCCACGATGCGATAAAAAACGCATTACATTAATGGGTAACAATAACCGGTGATGATATTTTTTTGGCAATACACTATATCTTATTGCCATGTTTTTAGGTAGTTTAGACATCTCTTTAGGATACACCAATAGTTCCGCTGGTTCTATTCCGTGAGTAGGATTCATCCATTTATGTAGAGTTAAATAGTCTTTCAGAATCTCTACAACAGATTTATTGGCGTATTCCTGATAAAATCCATATTCTTGTTCTAGAGAAGGGACCTTTTTTCCTTGAGTATAATGCATCCAATATATCTTTGTATCATAATGATAGAATGAAGAACGTGTCGTTTCTGATTCTAAAAGCGAAAATATACCTGCAGTTTGTTGCTTGAATACACTTTCCAACAACGGAACTATCTTATCTTTCACAGGTTCAACGTATGAAAAATCTTCTTTTAAGATAGAAGCAACCACTGGATTTCCTCCACGGTATCCTTGTCCTATGATATAGAATACAGAACGATGGGTAAGAATGTAAGGTGATTTATAACTGTCTACACTATCAAATGACGTAGACATCCAATAATAAAATTGTGTTAATAAATTAATTCGTTTGGTTGAGGTCTTAAATATAAAGGTTCCTCCTACTTTCAAATGACGCATTCCTATTACAAAAGAATTTGTCATCAATTCATCATCTTTGTTCTTTTTATTTTTTAAATCCATATTTAAACATCCCGTAATGATAAGGTCGTACTGAATAGGAAGCTGAATTGTATCTTTTAGAATATCGTGATAGTACAAGGTATAGCCTGGAAGGTCATAAATAAACTTCATTCCACCTTTCTCAGGACTTAAGGTAATTCCAGAACCCTTCGCCGTCTTCAAGTAGTACTGCAAATAATTATCGTAATCACCAGGAGAGCAACAAATGTCCAACCACGTTTTAACCTTCTTTAAAATAGGATAAGCAGTAGCAATCTCATTGATTAAAAGGGCATATTCAAAGTTTGCTTTGGAGGTAGTCGATTCATATTCATATAAATATTCTAAATGTTTGGCTCTTCCTAATTTATCTTTCATCTTTTCTAATTGAAAGTATGACTTATTTTTAGATTGAATTAAATATTTTTCCATATACTATTCAAATATTTATTTGTTAAAGGTTTCATGTCTTACACAATGTAGTCATTTTATCTGAATCAATTCTATTGGGTTTCATATTAAAAAAAATGAAATGAGTTATATCACAACAGAACAATCAGCATCATGCAGTCATTTCACCTAAATACTACTCCTTCCTATATTAATAACAACTCCAATATCCTACGAATGTTATACCAACCTTTGCCAGATTTTGTCCTACATAACGGACAACTAACGATATCCACGGGTACAATTGAAATTCAGCTTACCCTTCAGGATAACACGTTGTGTTTTCAGCTTACAAATAATAACGTAGAGGTGGAACTAACGTGGAATACAGTGAGGGGGTTTTGGGAACAAACAACTCATCTCGAGGAGCACTTTCCTGCTGAACTGTTTCTTAATAGCTTGTGGAGAAACGTCAGGAATGTATTGCGTTAAATCTCAAACAACTATTTTTAGAAACATAGATTCTATTGAATAAATTCTATTTAATAAAAAATTTATATATACTGTAAACAGTACGCATCATGGTAATCACCCCACAGATACATGCACGTGTAGATACTACAACTGCATCTATTTTCCACAACGTGAATGATCTACTTCATGAATACGGTGAACAACTACCCCTTATTAGATATGATGGAGGACTACATGTAGTATATGGAACAATTTATATCAAACTTATTCATAAACGAAGTTACCTTGCACTTATGCATGAGGGTGTATTGTTGGATTTAATGTGGAATAATGGTAAGTCTCTGTGGGAACTAACCACCAACGCAGATTTTCATAAGCATCTGCGGTCACCCTTCTGAATGCATTTTGGTGCAAGGTAATTGCTGTATTGAGTTAACATTATGTAAGATATTATTTTTTCTATCATTTTACACCTTTTATCATTTAAAACGCCCATTTTTTATATTTATATATATATAAATGAATTGTTGTATTGTAGTAGCGAGATATAATGAAGATTTAGAATGGACTAAAAATTTTTTAAATGTAATTGTGTATAACAAAGGAGACCCATTAAGTGATGATTTTAATCATTTTGTATTTAATAATGTTGGTAGAGAGGGTCATACATATTATAAACATATTTATGATAATTATGATAATTTAACAGATTATATTATTTTTTTACAAGGAAACCCCTTTGACCACTCACCAAATATAATATCTACTTTAAATAATTATGTTAATAATAAAGAGTTGAGTATTGATTTTGAGTTTTTAAGTGAATACATTTTAAATTGTAATTTAATAGGTTGTCCACATCATGATGGATTACCATTAATAGAAACTTATGAAAAACTATTTGGTGAAAGAAATGAAAATATGGAGTTCATATTTGGAGCGGGTGCTCAATTTATTGTATCAAAAAAAAACATCTTACAAAGACCGAAAGAGTTTTATTTAAAAATTGTTGAAATGTTAGATAAAGATATAAGTCCAATTGAAGGGTATGTTATTGAGAGATTTCATAAATTAATATTGAATTAAATATTAAATTAAATATTTTATTCAATATTGAAATACAATAAATATATACTATATAAGTGATATACTACACAATGGTGGAGGATACACCACTAAAGATTACCCGTGATGCCATCAATATAGTAGATATATCTGAATTAATATATTTTATATCACTTATAATGAGTATACTAAAACAAGAAACATCATATCGAATCTTTAATACTGAACCTAGTATGAAGAATACTCCTTTATAATACGAAATGGATTCGTATAGACTTTAAATTAAAAATTCTCAATCGTTGTTTTTTTACCGTGACAATTTCTACACAAGGCAATTAAATTAGAAATATGATTAGAACCCCCATCAGCAAGTCGTACTTTATGGTCAATTTCATACCAAGCATCCAACTGTACATGGCATGTTCCACATTTCCAACTTTGAGAAGCCGCTACATACTTCTTTTTGGTTCCACTTACACTCCGACTTGTTGCTTGAGTACCCGATGTCATCATACGCTGCTGAGGTGGTAAATAAATAGGTTTATTCACTTTCAACATATCTTTTACACTACTGTTCATGGGCATGTAATGTATTATCCCTTGCAAATGCTCTAACATATTTCTGGATTCCAATGGGTTTTGTTTAAAAAACCAATATAAAGAAAACAAGCCAAACACAATCCCTGCTGTTTTTGCATACTTTTTATAGCTGTACAGTTTTTTAGTATAGATTCCGTCCTTCATTGTATCCATAATAAAAAAGGCAACGGAGCCTATCAATAGTAATTCTAATTTCATATAAATTATACAATGATATATAATAAATTGAAATACTTCTATTTTTATATTTTTACACTACAATGAACTTTTTACAATATCCGCGGATTGAACACGATTATCATCTTACACAATGTAGTCAACGGTATGGTTGTTGCATGTATGCCGTAAATCTACAACTATATCCTTATGGAGAATGTACGAATAAGAAATGTGAACGTAAAGAAGCACATGCCTTTACAAACACCTGTTATAGTGCCTCTCCTCGCCTTCTATGCGGTAGTATCTCGGGGCATCTACGACCAAGTAATGAATGGTATGTATCCTATGAGCATGGCTTATTCAAAATGAATTATATCTTTATCAATAAGTTATGTCAACAAGAAATGAATCAAATAGACATGCTTACGTACCGTGGGGCATTACGACGTGTGTGGAGGTCTCCTATCTATATTGTCTGTATGTCAAGACCCTTGTATAGTCCTACACCGTGTAGATATTGTTTTACAAGAAGTAAAACTACGTATAAAGAAGACATGATAGCTACTGCCACTACTATTGTTCATAACTATTGGAAAGGAACTCCTCTACCCTTTCTTTCAAGTGATAAAATGAATAATATACTTGCAACTCTACCTGCACGGTCCGCTGTTGTGCTTTTAAAAAAATCATATGTTCTTCTAAAAATCGCTTATTTTGCACAACAACAAATTCTTAAGGCTTATTCATGCAGAGTCCTTTACTCCATTGTACCCGAAGATATCTATAAGTACATTATTTCCTATTTAATTCCTCACAATACATTTCATAAAGAATTAAAACGATTTCATCTTATTCACCGATGTCTAGAGCAAGCACAACAACCTCAGGTCTATCCATGGAGGTTTTATTCTCTAGCCTAGATTTTTATAAAAATTAAGAGAACTTCGTAGAGATTCATAGACTGCACGTCTTTGCACGGAGACCGCACAGAATTGCAGCTCCTCCGCATTCTTTGCATCTGCTTCGTCTGCGTTGGTGCTCACAGATAGAACCTCCTCCGCATTCTTTGCACTGGCTTCGTTGGCGGTTGTGCTCACAGATAGAATATCCTTCGCAGTCTTTGCAGTGGCTTCGTAGGCGTTGGTGCTCACAGATAGAAACTCCTCCGCAGTATTTGCACCTGCTTCGTCGGCGTTGGTGCTCACAGATAGAACTTCCTCCACAGTCTTTGCACTGGTTTCGTTGGCGTTTGTGCTCACAGATAGAATCTCCTCCGCAGTCTTTGCATGTGCTTCGTATGCGTTTGTGCTCACAGATAGAACTTCCTCCGCAGTCTTTGCACCTGCTTTGTCTGCGTTGGTGCTCGCATAATTTGCGCTTTATGGACGCCATAGCACCAATCATGAAACTAGTATATAATTCATAACTATACTTCAATTTTTAATTATACGCTTAAAAAATATTCGTACATAAATATGTAAAACTCAGTATGTTTTCCACTCTTCATTGCAGTCCCAGTCGCGGTCCTTACGTTTATCATTACGTTTAATATCGCGAACACAAATAGGACATAACTCAGCCCGTCTCACAAAGCATTCGTCGCATAGGATACAGTTGCACATGTCCATAACCTTCTTACCATCTTTTTTGCAGAAAATACACTGCTTCTTTTCGCACTCCATCTTTAAGTTGTATTCTTCATTCTATTTTAAATCAATTTTATGTAAAAAGAGTATTCAAACCATAAAAGAGTCCAATATAACTGTATCCTAGTTTATACAAGGACAGGAATGCATACGGATGCTTATAAGAAAACGATTTAAAAAGAAGTTATATAGAGGCTATAGTTTAATTATATTTTTTATCTTTTAACTCTGTATCTTTCATATCCTTGTAGTCGTGTATTTGAAAATATTTTCGTGTTCTTGTATTATTAAATTTTTTTATAGCACCGTCTCCTCTTGTCATTTTAACCTTTTTATAAAATTCCCACGACTGAATTCGGTAATGGTTCAGATGTAAATAATGTGTTTCTAATAATGTTTCATCTATTAATGTAAAAAATGTATCCTTGTAATCCTTATTGTTTGAAAAAGCTTGATGTAAATCGGTTACAACAGAGTTGTGTATATTTATCTTTTGGAGATGTGAACCTCGACTAATCGTTTTGATGTCAGTAACACGTTCCGATACATTGGTATGTGTACCCAATTCAGGAAATTTTTTTCGGTGAACAAAATTTTGTATGACACTAACGGGTTGCACCTTAAATCCAGAGGAGCCAAATATTTTCCATGGAATTTGTATTTTATAAATATCTTTATTCACTGTAGCTAGGTACTCTTTGATGGTGTTGAATCCATTACGCGCATAGATAAACTCGTCCAAGTCTACCACAATGACCCAGTCAAACTTCTTGGCTTCAGATAACCATCGGTTGTAGAGTTTAACCTGAGCATTTTTCTTTTTACTTTTTTTCAAGAATACTTGATTCGACAGCAAATAAGGTTCGAGTATAGGATAGTAATTGTCGGTGCTATCGTTGTCAATCAACAAAAAGGTGTCCACACCTTCACGTAAATAATGTTCCAGCCACTCTTTCAGTACGTGACTCTCATTTTTAAACATGGCAACCACAACAATCTTCATATAAATAGTGGTTATATTTAATTTTTTATTCAAAAAATAGTATGAACATAATTTACAGTAGATATTTATGTCAGTTAGCCTTAGGCTGCTTATCACGAGACAACCGTTTTTTACAAAGGGGGCATTCATCGCAAGCTTTGCTTGTGAAGCATGTACCACATACTGTATGAAGGCATGCCAACACCTTCGTATCCCCGATTTTCTTCGGGAAATTGCACTTAGGACAATCTTCAGTTTCACAATCCATTTTTAAGTCGTATTTTTATATGTCAGTTTAGTTTAAATTCATTTTCAATTTTATTATACTTAAAAGTGTTTTCAAACCATGAATATCTATAGGAAATTGACAAAGATTTGCACAAAACATTTGTGACATGATTCTTGTCTACTATAAGGTGCGGACAACTTAGACTATTATTAATTCTCATTGAAAAGTCATAGATAATTAATAATAGTCTAAGTTGTTACCATCAATGATATACAACTTATTCTGCAATGAGTTGTATACGACATCATTTTTTCAAATGGTACATACAATTAAGGAAACTACTATTTACCTAAATTATTAGCAAACACTGCGTATTTTTTTAATTCCTATATAACCATTATATTTTTAAAAAATAATATTTAGTTATATTATAAATGAGTTCTTTAACCATAGTCAGTGTAGTGTTTGTAGACGACGATGATCAGCCGCATGTTACAGTCAATATATCTTATGCAGCGGATACTATACGGTCGCGTCTCATTGTTTTGACTAAATTATTAGGTACTGAGTCCAAATACGATGATATTGATAATAATATTCTTGAAAATCTTCCACCAAGTTATGTACTTAATCTTGACAATCAAAAAGAGTACAAGCTCTTATTAGAAGAGACGAGTTCTACTGGAACTTCTATAACTAACTGCAAAGAGTTAATATTAGATTTACCTGACATACCACAATTTGTACCTGGGCATGTGGCGTACCTACAAGCATTACGTCTATTAACCAATACCATGGATAAATACCCAAATAACGAATTTACTATTTATTTTGATATAATTAATATTAATGATCCATGCAATTCACTAGTTGTAACTAAAACTCATGAGGATGTAATTACTATAAGCGGCAATTATGCACTCCACCACTGTGATTTAATGATAAATACCGAATATTTAATAACCTATTACGTTGAGTATGTTAAAGATGGTATTTTGTACAGAACTCATTCGTCACCCGAACTAAATATATCGACTGTGTCAGGACCCTCTGCAGTAAGTAATTTGCAAATTAAACATAACACATATACTTCGGGTGATCAGGGTAGTTTTCCTGTCACTGGTAAATATAACAGTCCATCCAGTTTAGTACTATCTTGGGAGGCCCCTGATAATTTATCGGGCGATGCAGATTGTCCTTCAGTGCCATGCAACTACAAAATTTTTATGTCAATTGATGATACTGACTATACATTATTAGCTACTATAACTAGCCTCGAGTACACGCATACCCCTTTATTAACAATGCTTTACTATTACAAGGTGATTTCATCTATTACCGATGAGAATGGTACAATTGATGGGCCATTTCAGAAAACTTATGCACCTTTTTTGAAAGCTCCTTCTAAACTAGCAATCACAGTAGCCAACCTTCTGACTGGAGATGATGGCACAAGTTTCTTTGTGTATGCACCCAACAAGACTGTGACACTATCATGGGTTAGCAGTTTATTAGAATTAGGGGGATACACACTTTCTGATACCAATGTTTATATGGGAGATCATGACGGTAGTTATAATGCTATAGCGACGATTGATGACAATCAGACAACATTGAGTATGTTGGAGTATGGAATAACATACAGCATAAACTTATATTATCATGTATTCTTTGATATGCGTAACCTAGATACTACAAATATGCGAGGAGATGTATTCCCAACTGAGCCTGTTACAGTACAATTTAGTCTTTACGACAATCCAACCAACCCGTCCAGTGTAGCAGTTGATATTCCATGTGTTGATTGGACTGCTACAAATTCAAGTGCAACTGTAAGTTGGGGACCCTCAACTAATGGAGGTCTGAGTGCTACAGTCTTCTATGTGGTAACAGCAACTGCTGACGGAGTTGTGATCACACATACCCCTGTTGTCGACCTTACGGTAACCTTCACTACTTTAACCCCTGGTAAAAACTATACCTTTTCTGTTTACGCAACTCAAGTTATTAATGGGTGTACGGCAGACAGTGAAACTGTATATGTATATGGTAATACTGAACAAACAAGTTCAATGGTAACCCAGTTTACAGTTGTCTATAAAAATGATGGTTACAGTTTGTTAAATTCGCCAGTAGCACAACCTGGTATACAATTCAATGCGAACGTATTGTCCGAACTTGTAATTACTGCTGCGACGCCAGTAACACCAAGTGCTCCATCAAATTCAGTATACGAACTAATCACGACAAACTCTAATGGTACTGGTATTACGACGTACGGTTCGGGTAATAACTTTAATATTGAACACCTGATGGGTGTCGTGGGTAATTACACATTCAAGATTGGTTCTCACATAGTTGACGACCCTGATTGCATTGGACAATATACTGCGGAAATAATCATGACTAAATATGAGGTTCCAAGCGAAGTACGAAATATTAATTTTACTTATAATTTTTTTCCATTGGGTGCATTAGTTGTCAACTGGGACCTGCCCATTATATGCGTAGGGGACATCACTTACGAAGTATGGGTAAATGATATCTTTAAACAGAGTACCTCCAGCACTACTTATTCAATAACCAGTCCAGAATTTGATACTTCTTACAATGTTATTATCAGACCTTATCGGAGTGTAACGATTGATGGTGTAACCAAAGCATACCTCGGTGAACAAGCTACGGCAGTTGGATATTACCGGACTACACCGATTATTACATTAAGTTCAAATATCAACGAGTCAAATATCAACAATAGTACTATAGGTCACAATATTACAATTGAACCAAATGGTGTCATTCTTGCTACATACAAACTTCGTATGTCAAGCATTACAGGAACTAAATCTGATACTTTAGATAATTTAGTATATAATGATAGTATTGTAATACTTACTGGAGATATTACTACCAATAATTTAACTCTTCAAAACGTTGTTAGCTCATATGGTAAATATACATTTACTATTGAAGTTGTGTGGAAAGACCCGAATACATATGTTGAATCTAGCACCGGTGCTATTGCACAGACTGTGATATATAGTTATAGCCCTGAAGTAGTGTTAAAATCTAACATTGATAACTCTTTAACATTTACTATTAATAATAATTGGTCAGATGTAACCTCTTATCTTGTATTTATTGTACCTGCGGATTACTTAACAGATGGATTACCTAATACCGACTTATTACGTCAGGGAACTATTACAACTATTCAAATTATAAACAACACAACTACTTACATAACTACTTTTGATGTTAATATTTCATTTGATACTAACAATATTCTTAAATACATGGGCATTGTGAGTAACGCAAATGGTATGGGGTACATAACGAATTAGATGTGAGTAAATGAACTGGTATGGGGTACATAATAAATTCGTTGTTTATTATTTTATGTAACAATCCATAAAATAATAGGATTAACCATTTATCTAGAATGAGTTAAAAAGTGCATCAAAGGACTAGGTACTGCTGCCTTCATTTGTGCATTCATTTGTGCATTCATTTGTGCATTCATTTGTGCATTCATTTGTGCATTCATTTGTGCATTCATTTGTGCATTCATTTGTGCGTTCATTTGTGCTTGTGCGTTCAGTTGTGCTTGTGCCTTCATTTGTGCTTGTGCCTTCAGTTGTGCTTGTGCCTTCATTTGTGCTTGTGCCTTCAGTTGTGCTTGTGCCTTCAGTTGTGCGAATGCCTTTATTTGTGCTTGTACCTTTGCATTTGTTTTAGCTTTATTAACATTTACTGGAAATTCAAAATTCATTATAAAATAGGTTGAGAAAATAAACTCATACTAATGTATGAATGAGTAAATGGTTGAACGACCAGTACATCATTTGATACTAGAACTCCGATAGTCTATCCTGTCCACAGTTATGCATTACCGTATCTGCTGATAGTTTTTTCGGCGGTCATGTTCATATATGGAGGGTTCATTATATTTATGTTTTGGATGCATTTTATGGTTTACACCATTCCAGTATGTCGTATTTATAATAAAATTGAAACTGGTTAAACTCTATCAACTCCGTAAAGCTATCATGTTAAAAAAGTTGTTGTTTTTCCTATTTCTATGGGCAGTTCTAGGTCGATTATTTATATGCCAAATGTTATTCATAGGCATATTTATATGGCATCAAGAATTCAAGATAGCAGTAGAACAAGTACTGTATTGTGGAGGAACAATTCTCACCAAGAAAGCCAAATGTGCATTTATTGATAAACATAGCACACGTCCATGCAAGGCATGTATTCATGCCCATGAACATTTGACAAATGAAAACCGTAAAATATATGAAGCCATTTATATTCCTGACCTCGCAGATCTTGTCATGGGAACTAAAAATAGTTGTGCAGTATGGAGTAAATAATTTTTAATCTATAAAAATTGAAAATAAATAGTTTACATGTAAGTAGGCAAGATGGACATAGACGACGAATCGCATGGAGGACCGTGCAACGTAACGCGGTTTTTCTGGCAATTTGTAGGAGATGTTCTCATTGACCCAAATTATCGCACATTACCTCCGTATTTAACTATGGAAAAGATTGTGCAATTACGACAGCGTATAATGATAGATTTTAGAATATTTGACATACATCCTAAAGTCTTATTTGAATTTGACACCCAATATAACGGAACCTATGATTCAAACTATTTAATATTTGATACTGTTCATGACATGATATTTATGTTACGAGATTTATTTGTATTCATTCAAGATGGTCGTGGACAAACCTTAACTGTATTGATTCAACACATCACGGAGTGGATTGAAATGGATAGTCTAGAAAGTATGTTGCAAAGTACTAGTATTTCATAAAGGGTAGCTTAATGGTTTGAATGGAAAACTTATTACGAGAAAGATGATAAATAAAGGCCAGAATCATAAGAATAAATAAGGTAATCACCAAGCTATATTTATTTTTTAAATATCTCTGAAGGCGGGTATGTTTTGGAATATAGAGTTCATTCATCTTTGTATAATGTTCGGACAAGGTGAATTGTGGTTTATCTAACCTCTGGTTGATTTGATTGTGTATAAAAAACATCCATTTTATAAAATCTTCTTTGGTATCCAAATAAGGTTCTACTGGAAATTGCTCGGTAAGTTTAATAAATTGACTTGCCATCTGTTTATTGGGTATCATATCTGGAAGATGTTGTATAAAACGATAATGTATTTTACGCTGCATAGCTGTAGGATAGGTGGGATAATTGAATGCCATGGTGTGGAGAAAAAACCAATAGTGTGGTCCCCAAAGAGTTGGATCCATATTTACTATTTACATATAAAAACATTACATGTCTACACTATAATGGCCTATTGCAACAATTGTGGAAAATCATGGCATACCTATAAATATTGTAAACTCCCTATTACCAGCATTGGGGTTATTTTAGTAAGGTACACTCAAGGCATTTGTGAATATTTGTTAATTTGTCGAAAAAAATCATTGGGGTATGTTGATTTTTTAAGAGGAAGATATACCCTTCATTCTCAAGCCTACATTTTAAATCTATTGGATGAAATGACACTTGGTGAAAAACACGATTTACTTACATGTGAGTTTGATGACTTATGGCGAAAATTATGGGGAATAACTACAGATTCTTTTGTTCATGAAGAATGTTCTTCTAGAGATAAGTTTAACCAACTTCGTAAAGAAGTTCTTCCACAACTGATTCATGAAAGCACTACGTCTTGGACTACGCCTGAATGGGGATTTCCTAAAGGACGTAGAAATGTAGGTGAAAATGATGTCATGTGTGCATTGCGAGAGTTTCAAGAAGAAACAGGATATGACATGAATAGCATTGACTTAATCAAAAATATTATTCCCTACGAAGAGACCTTTATTGGGTCAAACTACAAAAAATATAGACATAAATATTTTGTAGCCCTTGTACCGTACCATGTACAACCAACACAGCCCTTTCAAGAACATGAAGTTAGTGATATGAAATGGCTTACCTTAGAACAAGCCTTGGAACAAATTCGTCCTTACAATACGGAAAAGAAAGAAACCTTAGAACAGGTAGACCGTATGTTACAGTCCTATATACTTGTATAAATACGATACTCTTGTATGAATAATATATTGAACTAATACATGTCAGAGAGTACATTACTTGAATTAGAATCCAATCAGCGTAATTCTATTCTTCGTCGCCCTTATTTATATCCCCAACATGATGATGCACAATTCAATATATCCATTGCTGAAAAGAAAGAGTTTCAAGATACACAATACAATGGTTCTATCTATTCTGTGAAAGAACGAGCGGAAGAGTTATGTAATACGAAATTAGAATTGGCCCCTTATCAAATGTTTGTTCGTAATTTTTTATCCAATCAAACCCCTTACAATGGATTGTTGTTGTACCATGGAGTAGGCACAGGTAAAACATGTTCGGCGATTACCATGTGTGAAGAATATAGAGATTACATGAAACAACTACGTATTTCAAAAAAAATTCTCATTGTTGCTAATGTAAATGTTCAGGAAAACTACCGTACACAATTGTTTGATGAAACCAAATTGGTATTGGTGAATGATGTATGGACACTGCCTACTGGATGCATTGGGGATAAGTTCTTGCGCGAAATTAACCCTATGAGTATGTCAGGTATACCACGTCAAGTTATGATTCGCAAGATTAAAAACTTAATCAACCATGCCTATGAATTTGTTGCCTATATCAGCTTTGGTACAAAGTTGCAAGAAAAATTAGACCGTTCCGATGAATTACAATCTACACGCATCATTGAATTAGAATATGGTAATCGTTTCATTGTTATTGATGAAGTTCAAAACATCAAGAACCGTGAGGATGCAGGGCAATATGAACGCACAGCCAACAGTATCCTTCGGGTTACACGTATGACCACGATGAAATTGTTGTTGTTGTCGGCTACCCCCATGTACAATTCTCCAGATGAAATCATATGGATTTTGAATATTCTAAATCAAAACGATAAACGGGCCATTCTAGATAAATCCGATATATTTGATAGTAATAACAACTTAAAGGTAGAAAATGGAAAAGAAATTGGAAAGGAATTACTGATTCGTAAAGCAACTGGATATATATCCTATGTACGTGGTGAAAATCCGTATACCTTCCCCTATCGCATTTATCCAAGCATTTTTGCAAAACACCATGATATTCATTCTATAGAATATCCTAAGTATGAACCCCACGGCATAAAAATAACGGCTCCTATTCAGCATCTAAGTCTTTATATGGTTAAAATGAAAGAATACCAGAGAACAAAGTATCTAGAGTATGTGAAGAACTTAAAAAGCATAACCATTACGGATGTAGGTGTTCCTATTCAATTGTTGAACATCGTCTATCCAGAGTTATATGACAATACGTCGATTCACGAATTGAATGGTGACCAAGGATTATCACAGACCATGATAGTAGATGTTCGTAATGGACGTCAGTTTTACACCTATAAACAAGCCATTCTACGAAAATATGGCGAAATCTTTTCTCCGTCTAAAATAGCAAGATATAGTACTAAAATTAGCACTATTTGTGAACATGTTCGTAATTCTAAAGGAATTGTTCTTATTTATTCGCGATACATTGGTTCTGGATGTATTCCTATGGCGTTTGCATTAGAAGCCATGGGATTTACACGGTACAAAGATACACCCCTGTTAGACCATAAACACATTAAAATTGGTGCATTAACGATGAAAGAAGATGACCTACCAACTGCAAAATATTTATTGATTTGTGGTCTAAAAGAGGTATCTACGGAGCGTCTGTCGGATATTAAAGATTTAACTGACATTGAAAATAAACATGGGGCTAACATTAAAGTCGTTATTATTACTGCTAGTGCCGCAGAGGGAATAGACCTTAAGAATATACGACAGATTCATATCATGGACCCTTGGCATCATTTAAATAGAATTGAACAAACCATTGGTCGCGGTATTCGTGAATGTAGTCATAAAAACTTACCATTTGAAGAACGAAATTGTGAAATCTATTTGTACGCTACTGACAATGGCACATCACGTGAATCTATGGATTTACACCTGTATAGAACTTCCGAGTTAAAAGCAACACAGATTGGCAAAGTATCGCGGGTTCTTAAGGAGACTGCTGTAGATTGTTTGTTGAATCATGAACAGTTTAACTTTACAGAGAAGAACATGGACCAAACTGTTACACAAATACTTTCTTCAGGTATGAAAATTGAGTATGATATTGGGGATAAAGCCTATACTTACAATTGTGACTATATGGCAGACTGTATTTACTCGTGTACACCGAATAAGACACTTACAGAACCTACCTTAGATACCTACACGGATGCGTTCATGATGATGAATATGACCAAACTACTGGAAAAAATAAAAGAATTGTTTAAAATGAATTATGTATATAAAAAAGATGACATTTTTCGTGCCGTGAACTTAATACGCAAGTATCCTACTTCGCAGGTCTATGCTGCATTAGACCAATTGTTAAACGACCATAATGAGTACATCTATGACATGTGCAATCGTAAAGGACACCTGATTAACATTGGCGAGTATTACATGTACAATCCAATTGAATTGCCCAATGAAAATTTAACCATGTTTGAACGAAAAGTACCCATAGATTATAAACGCCGTTCTGTGTCCATCTCTATTCCGTCTAAAATCATTGCCTTAGATATAAAAACAAATGAGGTTCATCCTATTTTGGACCAATTAGAAAAGAAATATGAAGTAGCCATTCAAGAATCAGCAGATGTAATTCGCGGAATTAAAGACTGGTATAAACTTGCCAGTGTTGCCATTACGAATGTAGCCAAACATGAAAAAATTTCAAGGTCAGACCTATTTCCTTATGTCATTCATCATATCCTAGAAGAATTGGACATAGACCAGTGCATTGTACTCTTAAACCAGGTATATCTAAATGAACTCAATGAATTTTCTACAAAAATAAAGGGATATTTTGATGAAAAACAAATTCAAACGGGGTATTCTACATGTATTGTCCTATGGAATGTCAAAGATATTGTACGTCTTGTATTGACAGCAGATGGATGGGTTCCTTCTTCTCCTCAAGATGATATTCAAATCAACCAAGTACTAGCTACACGTATCTACCCGCTAGAATCTTTCGGTAAAATTGTAGGAGGTATCGTCAATATCAAACAAGACCGACTGTTCAAGTTTACAAATACAGACATTGAAGGACTTAAAGGAAATTGTTGTTACCAATCGGCCAAAGATGATATTTTAGAGCGTATCAATAAAGTACAAGGATATAAGTATACCAAAGAAAATACAAAGGGAATCAATACCATTCAGCTGTGCATTGAGCAAGAACTTTATTTACGGTATTACAATCGTAAAGATAAGATTTTATGGTTGGACCCTGTAGAAGCTATTTTAAACAATCAAAATGTAATAAAATTGATTTAAATGACATTATAGTAGCTATACCATACATGGACGCCGTCTATACTCCTTCGCGATTGCTTAAAAAACTAACCATATCTATTCAACATGTTCAAAAAGACATGACCCCTGTATTTCAAGACATTCTTAAAAAGATGGAAGGACAATGCTGTGAAGAAGGGTTTGTAGAACCAGATTCTGTTCAAATAGATTCTTATTCTGCAGGAACAATTCAAGGCTCCAACGTTATCTTTGACGTTGTTATTCTATGCAACCTAGCCTATCCATCTGCGGGACAACTCTATGAAGCTAAAGTAGAGAACATTACCAAAGCAGGTGTCAAATGTCGGCTGGACCGTTCCGTATCTCCCTTTATCATTTTCATTGCTCGTGACCATCATTATAACCATGAAAAGTTTGCCGATGTGAAGGAAGGAGACATTCTTATTATCAAAGTTATTGGACAACGATTTGTTCTTCACGATGAAACGATTGGAGTCATTGCTACCTTGCAAGAACTAAAGTCATCTAAAAAGGATTTAAACCCCTAGTTATATCTTATTCCATATGAATCTTCAAAAGATAAAAGATAAGATTGAAGCCTATCCTAAGAATTATCAAGTTGAAATTGGAAAGCTATTGCTTGAAAATAAAATCAATTTAAATGAAAATCAAAACGGGATGTTTGTAAATCTAAGTCAATTGCCCGAAGATATACTTAATAAAATAGTAGCCTTCATGAATTATGCAGACGCACAAGAAATGACATTGAACACCGTTGAACATACAAAGGACGGGCTTAAAGATATCTATTTCAATAATTATAATGATTGAGCGTCTATCAAGATTTGTTTTGAATGAAACGAATATTGAATTAAATTGTATTTTTTTACACGACAAACCTCTTTTGCCTAAAAAGGATCCTCCAACAACAAGTTTGTTTTGGTGTATCTATCAATTGGTACATCCTTACAGTATCAACCCCGGATTTCAAGAAGAACAATCCTTTAAATTTTCATCCATTGAACAAATGCGCAAGGTCTATAAACAATACCGTTTAAAAATCAATGACCTAGAACAGTCGATGCTTTCAGTACCGAATCGTGAATGTATTGAACTCTTATGTGCTCTCTATCACTTGAATGTTGTCGTGGTGTATGAAACCTATTATTATGAATATACAGGCCACGGTGAAGGACCCTTGCATTACATTTACAAACCAGGCGATTATTACATTGGGGACCCTGTAGATTTGAGTAAGAAATTATCGGTAGACCCTATGAAACCTCTCTATGCCGTATCTCATTATACCCTAGCACAATTGAAAGAAATGGCCGAAAAATTGGGTATTGCAGGTACAACTAAACTAGATATCTATGGTAAACTAAAAACACATCTTCTTTAATTGTAGAAAATTGATTTAATATTAATTTGTATATACTATATATCATGACATTTACTGAGATTATTCAATCCTATCTCAAGGAGAAGGAGAAGCACAAACAGTGTGAATTAGAAGTACGATTTGGACGGAATCCGCCCAAGCCGATGCGATTTAAACCGTTGTCACGAATTGATTATAATCATGTGATACAGCATTTGTTATCCATGGGATTTACCTGCACAAGTATGCAGGGCGAAGATTTATTGCGTATTGGTGTTCAAGGATACCGAAACATTCGTGTTGAAATGGAAGGTATGGATACTATACAGCGGTATTGTAAAAACAATGAGTTACATACTCAAAAGTTTATCATGAAAGAGCCCATTACACGCCTAGATGTTCCCGAATATAGATTACAAGCGTCTCTTAGTGAAGAACGACCTTTAGATAACAAAAGTCCTGAAGTGAAAGCACTCACGGCTGAATGGGATAAGGTTCGTAAATCATTTCGGTATATCAACCGTATTCGTTTACAAAAAGAAGGCAATCCCATGTATGTAGACTGCAGTATTGTAAAAATGTCTTCTCAAAAAGATTTTCGCACGGTCTATACTTCGTCGATTCAAGAATCCAATGTATTTTATAATCCTGAAGCCTATGAAATAGAAGTAGAAGTGGACCCTAAATCAGATACCATGGACATCAAGCGTCAATTGAATGAAGTCATTAAATATGTATTGGGAGGATTACAACAATCCATGTTTCCTATTTCGTATGTAGAAATGGAAACCATACGCCAAGAGTATTTAGATGTGATTGGCGATAAAAAACGACGATTCATTGGACCAAGTCAAGTCACACTCCAGATTAGCAATCTATTGGAAAATACCGGCGAAATTAGTGTGAGACAAAACTATACCGTCACCGCCAAAGCAGACGGTGAGCGAAAATTATTATACATATCTTCTAGCGGCAGAGCTTATTTTATTAAATCGTCCAATTTATTGATAGAGTTTACAGGCATGCTCACGGACGTGAAAGAGTTGTTCTTTACAATTGCAGATGGAGAACATATTCTACATGATAAGCATGGACAATTCTTGAACTTATACGCCATGTTTGATATTTACTTTATCCAAAAAGTAGATGTTCGTTCTCACGAGTTTTACAATACAAGCCGTAAACCTGGAACGTATCGCAGTCAAGAATTGGGTTCATTCTTTAAGAAGTTGAAGCCTACTTCTGTAGTCAAAACCTCTAAACCCCTTTTAAAACTGCAAGTAAAAGACTTTTATCTTACGAGCGACAGTATAAATATCTTTCAAGTGTGTAATGACGTATTGAATCGTTCTATTGACTATATATACAATACGGATGGTCTTATTTTCACTCCAACCAATTATGGTGTAGGTAAATCTCCAAAGAAAAATGAGGGGTCACGTTGGGACATGAACTTCAAATGGAAACCCGCACAGTTTAACACGGTAGATTTCTTGATAGAAGTTGAAAAAGTGGATGGTAAAGAAAAGATTGTCAATAGTTTTGCTATGGACGATTCCTATAAAACATTATTGCTTAAAGTTGGATTTAATCCTAAAGATAGTATGATGAACCCGTGTCAATACATGTTAGATGATACAGTTCCAATGCCTACAGACGAGACTTACAAGGCAGTACAATTCTTTCCATCGGATGGTTCTCCGGGCCAAGTATGTAAAATCCCTTTGCGACGTGATAAAAACAACGAGTATCAAATGTTCACGGAATCAGGTGAAGTATTTCACGATAATATGGTGGTTGAATTTAGATACGATAACGTATGGATTCCTTTGAGAGTTCGCTGGGATAAAACCGTACAATTGTTAGAGTCTGTTCCTGGAACCATCACGTTTGGAAATGATTATAAAACGGCAGATTCCAATTGGAATAGCATTCATCATCCCATCGATGAACGGATGTTACGGACAGGACAAAATATACCCGAAATGTCGGATACCTATTATGTGCAAACAACCGACCGTAAAAAGAGAGGTTCTCTTCAAGCATTTCACAATTTATTTGTAAAAAAAGTACTTATTACTTCCGTCACTAAAGTGGGCGATACTCTTATTGACCTTTCCGTTGGAAAGGGTGGTGACCTAAGTAAATGGTTACATGCTAAACCATCCTTTGTCTTTGGAATTGACCTTTCACGTGAAGGTATTGAAGGATTTACAGACGGGGCATGTAAACGATATATGGAAGAAAAGATAAAGTCCATTGTTCCCATCTTTGATGCCCTTTTCGTGGTAGGTGATAGTTCTAAGAATCTTCGTTCAGGAGATGCCGTTGAAGATAAATATCGAACAACTCTTCGTGCCATCTTTGGAGAAGGGACGAAAACAAACTTACCCAAGGGTGTGCTAAAACAGTATGGGGTAGGCGAACACGGATTTCAAGTAACAAGTATGCAATTTGCAATGCATTATATGTTTGAATCTAGCGAAAAACTTCAAGGATTTATTCGTAATCTATGCGAATGTACCCGAGTAGGAGGATATTTTATCGGAACCTGCTACGATGGTAATAGAGTATTTAAACTACTCGAAACTAAAAAACTAGATGACCGTGTTTACTTTGGAGAAGAAGATACCATATGTGAAATTATTAAGTTGTATACTGAAACCGAGTTTAAAGCCGACGAAACTTCTCTTGGATATAAAATAAATGTATTTCAAAATACAATTGGACAATACATTCAAGAATATTTAGTGAACTTTGAATACTTTCAACGATTGATGGAAAATTATGGGTTTATTGTATTGCCAGAAGAAGAAGCACATGACATGGGCTTAACTACAGGATTGACAGGGTTTAGCGAAATGTTTCGATTGATGAAACACCAGATAGACACTGGGGTAGCCCATGCAAGTGACTTTGGTCAGGCACCTTTCCTCAATAGCGAAGAGAGACGTCTCTCTTTCTTAAACAATTACTTTATATTCAAAAAAATACGCGAGGTTGACACAATTGGACAAGTTCCAAAAGCAGTAAAAGTAAAAAAAGGTAAAAAAATTACAATTGCTTAATCTCCTTCAATGAAATACACGGGAAATGAACATGGCTTTCCCATAGATACGTACAATAGGACCATTCCAACGAAAAATCATTGGAATACCAGTTATCGTTTATTTTTTTTTGAACCTCTTTCGGTAGATATCCTAAATAGGCTCGTGGCATAACATACGCTAATAATTGCGAACTTGTTAATGGACTGGATGGAGAATAGACCATCTTTATATCTACAAAATAAGTACACATATCTTTAAGAAGTGGGGCATAACTATAAGGATAATACATGTCCCAGTGCTTACACCCTGACATATAATAATCCATATTCCATGTCATCATCTCTAGGTATTGATAAACTACCTTCTTTTTAAATTCAGGAGTTGGTTCACTATGAAATAAACGATGGTAATATCTATCTTCCCAATAAGCTTCGTAGGGATTAATGTAGATTTCAACCTCTCGCCTTCTCCTAGGAATGTCTTGTATATCTGTACCAGGCTTCTTACGCATCCTGTCGTTTTCTTGAAAACGCTTTTGTTCGTGCACACTTAACGCTTGTATCAAGATACGAACGTTGTTCCATTGTATCGAACCATCATAGAGACAGGTTCCTTTTTTAAATAGTTTATTATATGTATCTAACAATACATCCATGCCATTCAATCGTAATTGTAATGACGGAAAGTGTGGCATAAAATCATTGCCTAAGAATAGAGTAATAAAAACATAATCCTGTATACTCATGGTTTCTTCAATGATACTCCGTAATAGAGGCAAATCCAACAACAAAAGTCCATCTTGATGAGAAGTAACCTTTATAAAATCAGGGGCTTCACGCATCAATTCAATGTGCAATGGCTGCAACATACCCAATAAAATGAGGTCCGCATCTAACCCATAAATAATGATGGACTCGTCTTTAAGTCCTCTCAAATAATTCATTATTTTATGCTCACCTTCACCCGGCTCTTGTGACGTAGATACAATACAGTCTTCCCCCTGAAAATAATCGGTAACATGGGCATCTAGTTGATGCATAAACTCTGTTCCAGGAGTAATCTGCACCGTATCCCATGTTACTGTATCTTGCATCAATTGATGAAGTACCCATCCCTTGTATCTGCGTTCACGCTGTTGATGTGCTTTAGCCAATGGAGGAACGCCATCAAAGGAAATGTACGTACCCTTTTGCGGTTTAACAAACTGAATGTAACTATCGATTTTCTTGCATACTCCTTGAATAATCGTTTCATGAGTAGGATGTTCCAATGAATGAACTACATCATAAATGATAGAATTACTATCTAAACACAATCTGTCTACTGGAGTTGTAAGACGCTTCACAATACGCTTATGATGTTTGATAAGATATGAAAAATAACTGGGAATACCCATCCTTGTATAAGGATATACAACTCTTTAAGTCAATACATCTTTTTTTATAGATATAGTATAGTATGGAGGCATTCAATTCATTAAAAAAGTATACAAGTCGATACAATCGTAGGTTAGGTATTGAAAATACATATGCAAATTATGAACCTAAATTAAACAAAGATATCCCTCATTTAGATATAACCGCCTACCGCATGTTTCCAGACTATCAGTTTGTCTATGATAAACTATTCATTGCTAATTCACAAAATATAAAAGCGGGCGATTTGCGCGAATTACATACCATTAAGCCTGCCTATCCTTTTTTTATTAAGCCCCGATATGGCCATAAAACCTCTAGCAGCAAAGATTGTTATAAAATAAGTTCACAACAAGAATTAGTTTCTCATTTACATAAAAATGAAATGATGTGGTCAGAGTTTATAAATGCACGAGAAGGAATGTCGGATTTTGTACTTATAAATGGAGAGATTGTCTATCAAATTACGTATAAATATTCTAAGAAACAGAATGGATTTGCAGATGATTGGAAATACATCTCTCCGGATACACAACCTCCTCCTGAAATTGTATCTTGGGTAAAACGCTATATGATTGGATACACGGGTGCTCTTAATGTACAATATAGGTCCACTATCATCATTGAAGTAGGATTACGATTTGCACGTGGTGGCATATACATTGAAAGTACAGGAAATCCCCTTTTAGTTCGTACAATCAATGACATGTGGATTCATAAAACATGGAATCAACGAAATCAAGATAAACTGAAGTTTGAACCCTATTATAGTTTTAAATGTTGGAGTCCATTACCCGTAGTGTATTTATTACCACATCATATTATCTATGGATTTTTAAAACGACAAGGTGTTCTTCCTTTACATGATTATTATTTTGAACCAACAGGTACACATAGTTGTATCTTTTATCAATTTTTACATAAAGATTTTAAAAAAGGTATGCAGGCTAAAAAACAACTAGAACGCACTGTCATTGCCATGAATATTATTATTCTTACTATGGTCATTGTCGGCATCTTAGGTATTTTTATTTCACCAAGATATGGATATGGTATTTTATTAGGAGCATGTCTACTTTGGATAACCAGCCTTATCAACCCACTTTCTATCCTTATCAAACAAATGAAGCATCAAAAACAATTTTTTATGTAAAGAGTCGACGCATATTGTCCACTTCTGGGCGATGTGTGGGTGGAAGAAATAGCATGGCACCAAATGAGTTGCGACAACGAATAGAATAGGTTTGTTGTAACTTACCACGTCCTACTCGTCCCATGGCTTGTATTAATTTTTCTTGGGTCATACTTTCTAGGTCTTTACCTAAATAAGCATGACAGAACTGATAATTTGTTCCATAAATATAATCAGTATCTGCCAATATCATATACAATCGTTGCTGACTTGCCATTTCTTTCATAATTTCCATATACTTACTATGTTGCGGAGCAAAGATACCAACACCCATCATCATGAGCAATTTCCAACTCTCTTCCACATCTAATGCCATAACCTTTTCATGTGTAGCCATATCTACCGAAGAGGTAAATGCAGGTGTGGTGACTTTGTATTTATCCAAATGTTCCGTTGTATTTGGAATATATACATCTGGAAGAACAATTGTCTTTATTTGGCCTCTCAACATTTCTATTTTCTGTTGTAGCATTTTAACTTCCGGATTAAACCGTTGGTCTAACATCTTTTTATCTTTGTCTTGGTCCGTATTTTTATCTTCAACATCCTTTTCAATTGCCTCTATTTTTTTAGACAATTGCGTATTATGTTCCAAGTTTTGCATTAAATTTTTCATCAAAATAGGCGGTATATTTGCCGTTTTCAAACAAAAGGTACCAATCGTGGAAACAAGAGAGGTAAGATAAATGGTAGGACCATCCGTTAGCGTCCATGCATCCTCGGTAGTAATACGAAGAGTAGAGTCATATACCTTGGTACGTCTAGATTCTTTATATATCGTTTCCCAATTATCTAGGCGCTTTAATACAAGTAAATAATACGTTTTGATAGATAGAATAGTATACTCATTCAATGTAAAATAATCTTCCAATGGAATGGGTAAGGCTAGGGAAGAAAGAAACCGTATAATTTCGTTTAAATCCATATAGCGCAGCAGTGTCTTGTGTGCAAGAACATGCTGAATACATCCATTTAATTTTTCTTTTGTATCGCAATGATAATGAGGTAATTCAACTTCATTCTCAGCATTTAATACACGAATTGTCTTTTTAGCATCATAGGAAGAAATACTGGTTACTTCACACGAGATAAATCTACTTTTCATATCTTGAATCATAGGTATAAGGTCATCTTCACACGGAAGAGTTGCCGAAGATAATACAATATTAGGTATCTCATTGTATTTCCATACTTCATGAATTTTTTCATGAAGAGGATGAGTTGCACAATCCAATGTAATGGTCGGCTCATCCCAATAGAGAAGTATCTTACTAGGGTCTTCTTCAAACGCCAACATATAACGCATAGCATGCAAATACGATTGTAAATCACATATCATAATTTCTACGTTATCTCCAACCGAATTATCTACTTTTAATATTTTACCATTTTTCTTATCACGCACACACTCTTTTACTGAAAAGTAATGCAACTTTACGTCACAAGGGTCGTTGCATCCAAATGCAAACGCTATCTTTTTATGCATGGTAATTGCGGCTCTTGCAAAAGCAAGTCCAACATGTCGCGCAGCACAAATAAAGATAATTTTATACTGTTGTGCCAACCCCAATGGAGATAATGTTTTACCAGTTCCAGTAGGAGCAGTGTATAAGATTAACTTAGGATTCGGGGATTTAACCACAGTAAATAACTGTTTTTGATGGTCATACAGCTGTCGGTCTTGATAAAGATAAGTATATTTATTTTGTTCTAAAATATAGGACGCTTCCCATACCATAAGGGATATATCATACACAAATGCATCTAGAACTCCACGAATGTATTGATGTACATGTTTATTTCTTGAAATGTGTAATCCAAACAATTGATGCAACGAATAAAAGTAGTAATGTTGCTTTTTCTTATCCGTCGTTTTCATATGTTGAACAATGTCTAACAATATAAACTCATAGATTTCCTTCTTGTTCATCTGCTTGTTAGAATCCAAACGAATACGGTCAGCCTTCTTCAACACACATTTTTCTGGCGGAACTTTATAGGTTGGTGCCAAGGCTTGGAAATAGGTAACGAATAAATAAGTTTCAATCGCATCCGTAGATGTAATTTTTAAATAATCTAGTATTGACTTGAGGTCATTCTCTATGATTGAAGGAGAATGATATCCAGCTTGAATGAGACTAAGCACGTCCTTTTCTTCTTTTGAAAGAGGAATTTCAATGGTGTTCCATTCCGCACGGGTCAACTTCGTCTGTGTCAAATCCATATCGTATACCTATAGTATGCAGTGTACTATTTAAATCAATTTTTATAAAACTAGTGTATTAAAAAATTGATTGACGATTCGACAAGAACATGAGGTGTGAAAGATGAATCATGAAGAAAGGATTCTTCGTTGTGTGGGGGGTTATTTACCACTATGCCCAGAACTGATGAGGGTCATTGGGGGTTTCGTGGGACGACACCCTCTTGCGGAACTTATTGCAACCATGCCTGAAATGACAAGCCGTGTTATAGATGTAGACAAGCCTAGACCAGTACGAGTTTTGGGCGAGCCTAGACAAGTAGAATTCTTGGACATTTCGGTGTTTGATTACATCAGAAGTTTCCCTCAAAAATATGATATTGGATATAACCCAACTTTTGTATGGCATCTTATTGGTTTCCGAGTACTAAACCATCATAACTGCAATAAAAATGCATGTATGCAGAGAAGTTTCCCCTGCAATGGAGCTGCATGTATGCAGCGAATTTACAACGAATATCGTTCTGATATGTTTAAAATGCGGGAATGGATAGAACTACATGGTCTAGATACTTGTTCCCGCATTTAAAACGCATAAAAACTATTTTTACATTAACAATAATTTATGTGGGTATCTTAGGTGCAATAGAAATAATAAAAAAATTGAAGATCACGTATTAATATAAGAGGAATGACAATGCGTACAACATGGCAACCAACGATGTTGTTCAGCTATTACGGCGTGAGATATCCAAGCTTGAGAAGCAAAACAAAGAATTTGTTCAGCTGTACCAGACCATGCTTGAGAGGAAAAACAACGAAATTGATGTACTAAAGGCTTCACGGGCTGCACAAGAGAACGACATAGTTCGTCTATGGAAGGTTATTAGGGAAGTAAGCGAACAGCTGAATGTTTCCAGCAAACAGCCGGATGTTTCCAGCGAACAGCTGAAACGTCTAAATGAATTCCAGACATACACTGCCAAAATTACAGAGCTTAACGCCGAAAACGCAACCCTTCGGTCACAACTTATCACCGAGGAAGCAGTTAAGAGTGCCAAGACAACTCTTGAGAAGAAAGAACTTCAGTCAAGCTTACCAGAGATTGACACGCTTAAAGCAGCGCTGACGTCAGTGCTGACATGGTTGCAACAAATCGGTCTACTCTAAGGTTTACGCCTAAGGTTTCCGCCTATATTTTTATAAAAAAAATTGATATAAATCATTTAA